GTTGGCGGCGGCCATTTTCTGTATACCTACTAAAGCATTTTTATCAGGAGTACTACCATCACGCGCCTCGTTTAATCCGGTGACATCTCTTATCATTTGTAGATAGTAGTTGTATGTTTGTATCAGCGAAGCTAATTTAGCTCCTCCTGAGCCACTCTGTATCTCTTGAATAGGTACTTTGCCAGGATTCATATCTCCATCAGCAGTCATTGATCTACCAATTATACTACCAGTTTGGAAGAACATGTTTAATGCTTCTTGAGGATTGTAATTAGTTCCATTACCTAAATCTATTTCAGCAAGTCCATCTGCGTCTAAATATATACCATCAGGTATCATGCGCGACATAACTTGCTGTAGTTTTAAGTGTGTTAGTTGTATCATGTCAGCAAAAGTAGTTATTCTACTTACTAATGACTCAATACGACCTTTATACATCCTAGGAGCTACAATAGAATAATTCATTTTAACCTTAGTGTAATCACTTTTAGGTCTCATCATATTCTTAGCTAACTCCCATTTTAAAAGTTGATTAGTACCAAGTATTAAAGCTCCTTCGTATAATACTTCAATTTGCCTAGCCATTTTACCGAACCTTTCTTCAAGTAATTCATTAGGTGGATTAAATTGATCGTCTTTTATTATAACCTTACTAGCTCCGGTAGCCGTTTCTTTTACTTTGTATACTTCATTTGCAAAAGTTTTAAAGTTAAAGTAAAGCACTTGCACTTGGTTTCTATCTATATTTGTAGACTCAACTATACTTCTATTATAGAAGCCAGTGTTTTGGTAACCTTGTTTACTCATCTTTTCAAGATCTCCATCGGTTAGTTCTGGAAATTCTTTTTTGAGTTCATTTATAGGTACAGTTTTTATTTCACCAACATAATACAAATCATCAAAATATGGTGACTCAGTATATGAATACACTATATTTGCTGGATCAACATATTCTACTTTTATTCCTTCTGACTTAGTGAATGTGTTTTTAACAGCTCCAATACCTAACACTGTTAAATCATAATTTACCCTTTTCTTTATTAGCTCGTATTTGTTACCTTCTAATATAGTATTTATAGCCTGCTCTTCTGCTAGCTCTACAGCTTGCTTGTAGTTTAGCTGCATGTGCAACTGCAATTCTTCTTCGGTATCTGGTAATTGCTCAGGCGGAGTGCTAGCTATAGTTATGCCAAACTCTTGTTCTGCAAACTCATTAAGATCTCTTGTCTTCATGTCTGCGAGTATGGATTCCATATATTTAGTTCTTTTTGAAACTCCATATGGATCTTGAGAATATGCTTTTATATCAAAAGTTCTTTCTGATATACCATTGACTACAATGTCAACAAATTTAGGTATAATAGGTACTGGTTTCCAGTCTAAGTTTAAATAACTTAAGTCACCATTAATTGATAACTCATCTTTATATTTTTGTATTGATTGTTCTCCTCTAGCATACAAGCGAAGCTTGTGAAAAGTGTTTTGATTACTAGCAAATCTATTAGTACCAGAGTCCCTGTTGAACCACTCGTACTCAATAGCTTTACCTATTTTAAGTCCATACTCTTTCGAGTTTTTCTCTAAATCACTAACAACTTGACTAGGAAAATAATGTGATGTAACTGACTCAGCCATATTATCTTTCTATTATTTTTGAATTGTAGCCTTTGTTTTTATACTTGGCTATAGTTAAGTTTATTTTTTTTCTTTCTATATTCTGCTTTGGTGAATATAAATGCCTATTGCATGCCATTATAGCTAAACCAGAGCTTATTGTAGCATCGAACTTTGTTCTTCTGTTTATATCGAACTTAGACCAATCATTTAGCGTATCGTTAAATGGCATACATCCGAAGCCTTCTTGCTTTTGACCAACATGGTCATTTATGTACATTTCTATTGCAGCAGCGTGAGCTTGCTTTATATCTTCACTTGAGTTAGGCATACCACCTATTTCTCTTTCTGTTACAGATAACTTATTCCAAACTTTGTCTGGCCTATTCATAGAAAATCCTCTATATCCTCTTCTTTTTAAATAATACAATAACCTTGGTTTGTTATTCTCTGCAAGAAGTGGCATACCATAGAATATCAATGACATAAGTACATCTTCGAAAAACATTTCAGCTGTTTGGGGTCTTGCTATATATTCTAAAAAGAATTCATTAGCTGGCGCATCTTCCATGCTAAACTTAGTTAATCCGTGCAAAGATCCTTTAGAACCTCTACCATCTACTGTACCTGATATATCATAAGAGTCGCAACCAAACGCACCCATGTGCTCATTGCCAGGATGCTTCACGCCATTTTTTATTACTATTTTATTTTGTAAGTGGCTAGGTGGTATCCAGTTAAGTTTAAATCTACCTTTTTGATTTGGTAGAAACATAACCTTAGTATCTTTGACACCATTTAACCACTGGAAATTACCAGTTATTAAACCCGTGTTTTCGCCATTAAAATCTATTTGTTCGTATATCTTAGTTAAATTAAATATACTATTTTTAGTTTCATCTCTGAAAGCGTGTTCTTCAGTTCTAGGAAACTGCCTATAAAATTCATTTAAAGCGTCTTGATCAGACTTTAATCCTTCAGCTTCATTTTGCCAATGATCTATTACACCTGTGTCTATTAAATCTCCGTGTGGGTCAAGAACCTCTTGTTCAGGTGTTTCGAACACAGGTAATCCATAAGAATCAATGAATCCCTCGTAGTTCCATTCCATAGGTATGAACAAAGAATAGAGGCCCGAATTTGTCTGTCCATTTCTGTTTCGCTTTGTAACATCTGAATCATTATATAGTTTTTTAAATTCGTTACCACCTTTATCTAGCGCATTGCTAGTTGATCCCATCATACACTTGCCTATTATTCTACTACCAAGCCTTAGTGTTGTTTTTGTTACCCTCCAGTTATTTAATATATTATTTGGTCTTTCCCACTTACCGCTCTCATCGTGTACTAGTAGTTTTAGTTTTTCACCATCATAACTGTTATCACCAGTGTTTTTCCAATCTATGGTTGTATCCAGTCCATCGAGTTCCTCAGGTTTGTCGGTGCTAGTAATGTTCCGTCTTGTGAGTTTTGAAGCGGGTACTCTGTACGCGAGCTCGGTCTTTGGTCTGTCCATCCCGTCCTGTATTGGTTTAAAAAAGAATGGATAATTGACTGATATTGGTACAACCTTATCTGTGAACATTTTCTTGGCGTCTGGTCCAGATTTGGACAATATTCCGAATCGTGCATCTGAACTAATAGTTGCTTGATTAACAGTTTCTCCTGACGCCATAAATGAGAATCCTGATCGACGATTTTTAAGATAGCACATTCCATAAGACCGCTTGTCTGCTTTACATGCTTCCCAAAATATAAAGAATAATCTGTTTGCTTCTCTAAAGTCTGGGTGGCCAACATCAATTTTTGACCACTGAAGGTACATATAATGAGTACCAGTAATATAAGTAGGTTCGCCTTTGTTATAAAACCAAAAGCCATCCTCTCGTTTTTTAAATTCTTTTTCAATGTAATCTATATATTCGTTTTTAAATTCATTCGGAAGATCTTTCCAGTCGAATATAGTCTTTACTCTATTAAGTTCCTTAGGATAAGGAGTCACCTCCCATTTATCACTTTTAAACTTGTGTACGTTATTTTTAGGTGGTAATGCTATTTTAAGGTTCTGTATTTCGTATATTTCACCTATAGTACCAGTTCTGCTAATAACTACAACGTCATGTTCTTTATTATAACCATACTCCCAACGTTTAGACCTATTTAATCTTTTTATTGTATTTATTGTTATATGGTCGTCTACTACTTTATATAAACTCTGCTCGTACATTACTTGCTCCTCCTTTCAGCAAAGCCTTTGAAAGCAGCTTCTTTTTCTTTGACAGGTTTATTTTCTAGTACAGCTTTTTCATTTTCAATACGAGTAAGTATTTCAAAAGCGTCGAATATAGCTAGCTTTTTAGTAGCAGCAGCGTTCTTAAGCCTATCAGCTGAAACATCATCTTCAGTGTTTGTAATGATCTTCTCTTGTGCTACTTTAATTAATTCTTCAACTGCTTTATAACCAGCTTGGATTATACTCTCTTTCTTCTCCTTCGTATTCATATTTAATTGTAATTACATTTGTCCTCACCCTATAAACACGTTCGCCGTCTATAATGAACTCAAACTCGCTACCTGGTGTAAAACCAACCTTGTCACCTACGTTTATACCTTTGTCTTCTAAAACCTCGTTAGAGTACTTTAAAACACCAACTAGTGGCTTTTCTTTGTCTAACGAGAGCATATCGTTATTAGCTATAGGCTTAACAAAACAATAACCATCCAAAGACTTCCATTCGTCTTTATGCTTATATATGTATAATTGGTCTTCTCCTACAAAGTATTTATCTTCGCTAAAGAAGCTTCTACTGTTTTGCTCTTTACCTCTAACATCATGCCATCTTCTAAATACATCGTGGTGTATGACAACCTCATCACCGATTTGTATGTTAGTTTTTATATTTTTTGGCAAGCCAACGACTATAGCATTATTGCTTACGTTTTTATGAGTAAATATATCAGTGTTTAATATAAGATCAACATCACCAACTTTTTTAGTATTGTCGTATCTTGATCTTACTGGTGATACTATAAAACTATCCCAACCGTGCATTAATATTCTAAATTATATTCAACCGCAATTGCCATGTTTTTATTAAAATCTTTCCATGGCAGCACTTCGTTATTTTTAGTAATATAAATCTTGTACTTGTCTTTTTCCTCAAGTATAGACTTTATTACATGCCCTCCGTAAACCTCTTGGCCTACGGAGTAATGCATTGCTTCGTTCTTATAATCTTTGCCTATACTAATCTTTCTTATTAGATCCATCTTCCTGCTCTCTGATTGTTCCATCATTTACATTGATAGTAACCTTACCATACTCTTCTTCAAGCTCCTTTTGAAAAGTTTCTAAATCCTTTCTAAAAGCAGGGATAGCTGCTATTAAGTCAAATTTTCTAGATTCAACTTGCCCAAGCTCCATTTGTGCTTGGCTAATTTGGTTTACTAAAGCCTGTAGCCTTACTAATTCTTCGTCTTTAATTTTTAAGTCCATAATAAAATTTAATTGTTTACTTCTGTATTATCACGCTAATTTAACGTTTTTTACTAATATTAGTCTTCTATTGTCATAGTTACTGACGTAGGTGTTTCTTTTTCTGCAATAACTTCAGCTAAAGATGCTTCAATTGCAGCAGGTTGTCCATCTTCCATCGCAGCTTGAACCCAAGTTGTTATAGTAGCATTAGTTAGATCGTCAAACGAAACAAAAGTAGCGTCTTCGTCTAAAGTTATTGTTTGAGTACCAATAGATGTTGCGCTATAGTCTCCTTTTGTAGCCTCTACTTTGTAATGCACATTGTACACTACATTAGTTAAGTCTCCTTCTGTTGGTTTTACGTCGACTGTTTTACAGTCCCAGTTGTAAGTGATCATTGTTTTTGTTTTTTATTAGTTATTTTTGCTTTGCTTAATTGCTCTAAAGTTATAGGTATTATTTTTTTACCTTTAGCTTCTAATTTTTTTCTTAATTCAGGTGTTAGTTTTATCATAGATACGCCGGTATTACATAATCTACTCCATTTATATTTATTTCTAACCACTCTTCAGGTTCTGATAAATATATAGCTGTATCGCCAGCGGGCCTTACTATTGCATCCGACGGTGATTGGTTAGGCGCTGGAGTTGGTCCAGCTGCGGTAGCATCTACCCTTAAAGTGCCAGTATGCGTCTGACCGCTAACTTTTGCATCCCCAGCGACATCAAGCTCCCGACTAGGACTAGTTGTACCTATACCTATATTACCACCGCTATCAAGGACCATATGGGTTGAATTATTGATCCTAAAGTTTATGTTTTGCCCAGTTGGTGCGTTTATATAGGTTTCTCCACTTGAAGCTTGTAAAAGAGCGTACCCAGTTGTGGTGTTAGTACTTACATGGCTAAACCCTGCATATGTATTATGCCCCATATAGCCAACATGCGCATAACCTATTTCAGCTGATACGTTAGTGCTTGTAGCAATTGATAACTTTTCACTTGGATTTGTAATACCAATACCTATATTGCCAGAATTAGTAATACGCATACGTTCTGTAACTCCAAGAGTAAATGTTAAAAAGCTGCCGCCTGCTGAAGATCCTAAATCTACTTGATGCTTAGATACCGTATCGGCTGGAGCTCCATGTACTCTAAGGTAACCATTATTACTAGCTGCCTCTAACCACAACCTAGCTTTAGGTGTACTTGACGCGTTGTTATCATCAAAAGAGTTGTATATTCTTGCATCTACATCGCCATTAACGCTACCCTCTACATCAAGCTTATAATCAG